CAACTTCTTTGGTAGACACCAAGCCATAGATGTCTTCTATTAGTGTGTCTGTGCCCATGTCTTTCCTACCTTATATTCTCCGTCCAGAGGACAGTTAAGTTTCCATTCAAGACCTGCTGCCTGTATACAGGACACGGCTAGTCTACCAAAAGTTTCTGTTCGCTCGTTAATAACTTCAGCTTGTATCTCATCGTGAATGTTACCAACAAACTTATAGTCTATACCCCATATTTTACCATAGTCATCCAGAAGTGTCAAAGCTTTTTTCATTACTAGAGAACCTGCTGACTGTAGCAAGGTGTTTAGAGCGGAATGTTCTGATCTGACTCCGAGCTTTCTACCGTCAAGTCCAATGAGGTATCCTCTTCCAGATGCTTCAGATACTCTCCCTTTAAGATCAGCGAATGATGGGAGATTATTGAGGAAAGATTCTCTAAGCTGTTTGCCAGCTTTTCTTCCTCTTCCAACCACTGTCCCAAGCTTCTCATCTCCCGCTCCGTATAGTAAGGCATATATAAAAGTCTTTGCTTGATTTCTTGATTCAAGTCCTGCAAGTCGTTGGTTAGCAGTGTGTATATCTCCGTTAATGATTTCATTTGTGTAGTCCTCATCCTTCATGTAGTGTGCCAACATACGTAACTCAAGACCACTAGCGTCACAACCTACAATGCTGTAACCCTCAGGTGCAGACCAACAAGATCTACACTCATGACCATACGGTGAGTACACCGCAGGTACTTGAGCCATGTTAGGGCTTGAGTGTGTCATACGGCCTGTTACAGCGCCATTAGTGTTTACGTAACCATGTACTCTACCGTCATCCTGAACAGCATCCAACCAGCTCTGTACTTGAGCTACACGCTTCTGGATCATAAGGTATTCGGCTATGAGTTTTGCTTCAGGTATATCCGTCACAGTTTCTAAAACTGATTCGTCCACAATGGGTTGTCCCTTCTCAGTGAAAGTCTTAGGCTTCCAACCGAACCACTGTAAGTACCTGCCTATCTGCTGTCTTGATCCTAAGTTAAAAGGGGGATAGTCTATACGAGAAAACCAGCCAGCCACATTCTCAGACTGATCCCCCAGAAACTTTAGACCAACCGCAGAGAGCGTACCGTCCTTCTTAATCTTTGGAGTAACTTCCTTAATAAAAACAGGCAACGGTAAAAAAGTTTGTTGTACATTTTCTTCAAGCTCATATTTCTTCTCCTTCAGTAAGGCTAATAAATCGTTAGTGTGTTTAGCATCAATCAACCAGCCATTCTTAACCTGCTGCTGAATGATCCTCTGAACGTCATGCTCAAGCTTTACGGACTCTTCACTGAAACCTACCAGCTCGTCCTGTAAGCACTCAAGAACACGCACAGTGACTGCTACGTCCTGCTCACAGTATCTGACCATCTCGCAGCTTAACTGTGACCAGTCCTCATGGTCGCCTTTGGGGAAGCCTAAACGCTCACCCCACTGGCGTAGGCTGTGACCAGCTTCTCTGGATGGGTTGGCTAGTCTTGACAGGACTAACGAATCCATAAGCTCGTACCCAGACCAATCAACACCCCACAGTTTAGACATAACTGGATAGTCAAACCCTATGCCGTTGTGGGCTACAATCCTCTGTACGTCCTGATCCGCTAACTGTGCCTTGAATGTCTCAGCATCGTACACAGTGTCAAACAGATTGGTCGCACAGCACCAGATCTTAGTGGGGTCAAGACCGTCAGTCTCAATGTCAAGTATCAGCGTTTTGTTTAATAAGTTCATGTATTGGTCTCAGCTCATTAATCGGCACGTTGTAGCAGTCCGACTTTACCTTCCATCCATTAGAAGAGTCAACAGTTCCCTTCTCCATAAAGGTTGCTTTGTCAAAGTATTCGCTCTTTGGCAAGAAACCTAAGATCCATCCTACAGTCATGTCGTTACGTACCCTAGTGAATACGTATACGTCACACTTCTGTTTAGTATTTAAAGCAGTGATTGAACATTCATAGTCAAGCTTGGGTGGGAAACCTGTACGCTTTGACTTTACGTCAATCGTTATATCTCCTTCTAATATTATATCATAGTCATACGTGTTAGTCCAACCGCACATTTGCTCTTGTTCCTGCAAATAGTCATGCACTAAACCTTCACCGACAAACCCTACTAGATTACCAGCACCATTCGTTACTGAGTTCCTAAGGGTTCCCATCTCCATTGACTTCTCATGCGCTGCCGTCATGATGGGCGTTGTCACTACCCGCTCTATAATGTCATCGTAACTAGAAATCACCGTTAATAACCTCCGCTGGTTTGTTTGTCTCTAGCATACGTCCAGTCACTTTGTCGTACTTCAAGTAACACGCTGGGCCTGTCAAGCCAGTGTAGCGATTCTTTAGCACCCTGAGTGTGGTCGTATTGCGTACTGCTTCGTCGTCATGCTGCTGATCCCTCTCAAGACCCAGCACAATGTCCGACAACTGAGCGATGGCCTGTGACCCTCTGAGTTCAGACAAAGAGATCTTGCCACCGTCCTCATGAGCCTGACCGCTGCTGCGTTTGAGGTGACTGACTAAGAACAGACCTACGCCTAACTCCTGAACCAAAGTCCTGAGTTTTGTCATGATTGCGTCTATGTTCTTGCGCTCGTCACCGCCTTCCTGACTGCTAACTACAATGGATAAATGGTCTAAAATTATCCACTTACAGTCCATAGCTTTAGCTAAGTATCGGATCTGTGACATCAAGGTGTCCTCACCCGTAGACCCCCAGTGATCCAGCAAGTAGAATCTATTGGATCCTAACGTGCTGTCCCAGTAAGGCTTGAAGCTGAGTGTGTCTGCGTCTTCGTCTAAGTGTAGTGGCTTGTTAGCCGCCATTGACATAAGACCGAGCGTAGTGCGGGACAAAGACTCCTCAAGGGCTAGTATGCCTATGTTGTCCTCAGTGGCATTGAACAGGAAGTATTCAATCTCCTTGACAAGCTGAGATTTACCCATACCACTGCCTGAGGTGATGGTGACAAGCTCAAAGGGTCTGACGCCCTTGACAAGCTCGTTAAGACCTGCCCACGGATACGGTATGGACTTAACCTTGCGTGAGTTAATGAGATGATCCCAAGTCTCAGAACCTGCCACAATGCCGTCAGGTCTGTGTACCTTAGCGTCCCACCATGCCGCAGTGAAGTCTCGGATCTTGTTAGCCACAAGCATCTCGCTGGGGTCTTTCATGGGTAGCTTACAGATCTTCAGCTTGTTGGGGCTGAACAGCGCCTTAATGCTCTCTGTGGCTATCTCACCAGCTTTATCGTTATCAAAGCACAGAACAACATTCTCATAGCCCTCAAGAAACTCTAACTGCTCTTTGACCTCTTTGGCTGCTGAGGCTGCACCAGTCCGTAGGGACACTACGTCCCACTTCCTGTCAAACATCTCGGACACTGACAAGCAGTCTAGCTCACCCTCAGTGATCGTTATGTACTTGCCTCTACCTCTGCAAGTGTCCTGACCAAACAAGCCCATATTGCTGCCGTAGCTGCCGTTAATGAGAAACTGTTTGTCCTTGACTATACGCACTTTGGTGCATACAACCTCACCTGTGTTAGCGTCTTTAAAAGGGTAGTGATGTTTTGCTATCTCACCCTTCTGGTCGTACTCTACACGCACACCGTACTTCTGGCATGTGTCCTTAGACAGTCTTCTGTCTGGTATTGCTGCTATAATTCCTGTCATTTCCGTTACCATCACCTTTTTATAGGTTCCATTTGTAAATGAGGAAGGTTGTACCGAAGTGCCGGTAGCAGGTTCAAAGTAACCACAACCTGTGCTGAAACAATAAGCATGGCCGTCTGAGTATCTGGCTAGATTGTTCCTGCTACTGCACTTTGGACACTCCTCATGCCGTGTAAACTTGCTGTCTGACATGAGAAGCTACTCCTTAGAATTCGTCGGGGGTTGAACCACCCTCAAAATCCGCCAGTTTTAAGACCTTTACTCGGTCAAGGTATGTTGACGTACCGTGTACGGGGTGAGGCTTGCCAAAGCTGTACACAATGCGCACATGGGATCCTCTGGTAACGTCACCTTCAAATTCCGAACCGTCTTCGTTAAGGATTGGTACGTTGTACTGGCTGACAAACTTACGTTGTGCCGTACCTTCGTAGTCCTTCAGCTTAACACCGTTACTCTGTAACGCTTCAGCAACGTCCTCTGGCAAGCCTAAGGTCAAGGTGTACTTGCCCGTAGACTGTCCCTGCCAGCTGTCATGCTCCCGCAGTGATTGAAAGGCCACTGTACCTTCAGCAATGTATTTATTGTTCATACAAACTCCATTAGTAGTTATCTTCAAAGTCATAGTCCTGTTGGACATACTTAATTATACCATCTCCAGCCGAATAGTCAACCTCCTTTTCATCAAATAATTGTATTGTTTCAATGTCCGTCACCATGCCGTCCATCTCCATTAAAGCCTCAACGGATGCTACAAGGCAAGAGCTGCACAGGTCAGAGTAGTCTCGCGTGTTAGCGTCCTTGCGCTTCATCTCAGTTTCCGTCATGACGTTATTACAGGCTCTGCATCTGCTCATGTTTATTTCTTCCCCGTCACGTACCAAAAGCGTTCTTCGTACATATCGGACAATTCGCTTGGGGGCATAGTTTCATATTTTTCTTGCAGGAAGTCTCTTAGCATTGAGTGTGCTTCGGACAACCTCAAGCAATGTAGTTCATCATAAGCTAATTCCAAAGCCATTTTCTTCATGTGTTCGTTTGTCACATAACCCTCCATTGAATCTGTTACGTCTAGTTCATCACCCATTGTGTTATACCCTCTCAGTTAAACAAGACCAACTGTAACTGATTGGCTCGTGGTTTACAAGCAGTTGGTCAATCTTTTCTGCAATTACTCTACACTCGTACTGTGCGTCCTCTGAGATCCTCTGAGACACCACGCGGGCAAAGGCTGCCAAAGACCCAGTCCAGTACCACTCTGTCGAGCAAAAGCTGCCAGAGACCCAGTCCAGTACCACTCTGTCATCATGGACTGTGGTAAGACCATACGGGCTTGCTCAGGGGCTACCCCAGAGGCCAGCATGTTGTTGTAGATGGTCTCACAGCGTGTCATCAAGTCCCAGTATTTCTCATCAAACCTTTCTTCGTCTCTGCCTTCAAATGTTTCATTAAGTGAACCTTGTTTCTTATCTGGCGCACGTTTACGCCATGCCTCTGGGGCGTGGAAAACAGGTGTGAAGTCTACGTACCGCCTAGAGACCTCATTCCAAACCAACCCCACCTGATGCTTCACAAGCTGCCTAGCGACGAACACAGGCGCTTTGATACGCAACTGGACCTGTACGTGTGCAAAGGGTGTCCAGTGCTTGTGGTTTGCTAAGTACCTAATCAGCTTTTTGTCTCTGCTTCCGAACTCCTCAGACTCAACGGCAAAGGAAACCCGCGCCGCATTGGCTACTGTCAGGTCTGAACCCATAATATCTAATATTTCTACTTTCATAGGTCGAATATTGCTCCAGTAATTTCAAAGTTTACGATAAAAAGTATCATTGCAAGACACAATACAGAAATAAAAACACAGAATATATTGTCTATTTCCTGCTCTGATACGTTGCCCTCTAGGATGTCATCATACACTGAGATAAACCACCTGTAAAGCCTCTTAAAGATGTTCATAGGTTTACGCCCTCCTCTTTTATGGTTAACTCAACTGCTACCTCACCGTCAGGCCAGTTCATATAGGCTGATATGAGGTTTTCTCTTAGATTGGTCAAGATGGTCAATTGATCCTCAAACTCTAGTTCA